TATCCTGATCCGCTTCGGCCAGATTGACACCGAGATACACCGCTCCGCATTTCGCCATAGCGTTTGCCATCAGCGCGCGGTCTGCGGGATCGAACGTGGCGAACGTGCCGACTAATTCAGTCTGCCCGCCGTGGTCGAAGCCGTGCCGCAACTGATAGGCCAGAACATCTAGTTCCACGCCGCCCAAGTCGGTGGACATGTCGGACGGATCAAAGCCGGTGGACTCGGAATAGAAGTCCACCACCTTGCTCGTGGGGATGTCGATACCGAAGCCGTTGAGCACCGCTATCGCGCGCGCCGCGTTGGCAATTCCTACCGCAGTGCAGTCGCCTAGCATATCGTTGGCGTCTAACCCCGGAGTGAAGTCGATATGGCTCCTCACCAGCTTAGGCGGCGGCGGCATAGAGGCCATCCTGTGCCCCGCGAGCTGCGGGGCACGAGAGATGGCGGCTGGATCGGCAGGAAGCCGCCCTAGCTTCATTAGTGCTCGCCCAAGACGTGACGAGCTTGGCTAACCGTCATATGCGACTGAGCAGCCGAGACAGCGGCCGGAGCGGGCGCGGGATTGACAATGCCGAGCGTGGCGTTCACGAACGCTTGGACGATCGGCAGGACCACCGCTGCGGCCTGCACGATGGACACGTACTGCGGCGGCAAGCTCTGCGTCTTCGTGAGCGTGACGAGAACAGCTTCCACGTCGTTGCAAACCTGATTGAGTACGGTTGCCGACTCATTGGCCGCAGTGCTGGCGGAGAGCGAGCCCAGCAGCGAATTAGCGTCGGAGATGTAGCTCTTGATCTGCGTGATCTGCGCATCCGGGATCAGGCCCGGAGACTGAACGCCGATCTGCATCACGGCATTACCGAGCGCGGTCACGATGGCCGATGCGTCCGCAAGCACCTGCGTTGGCGTGGTGCCGTTGCCGGTGGTGGACGAGCAGCCTGCGAACATGAACGCAGGTAGGATGGCGAGGGCAAACAGCCCCCTGCGGTGAAAGAAACGCATTGGATATCCTCTATGGTTTTGAAACGGGAGGCACGATCGGAGCAGGCACGGGAACTGGCTTAGGGGGCTCTGGGGGCGCCGCTGGCGGGGCGATTGGCTCCGCTGGCACCTCGGGGTTGACGACCACGACGGGCGCAGCAGAGGGCGGGATCGGCGTTGCCAGCGATAGTGCCTTGGCGACGTGCGCGGTGAGCTTGGTTGCGATATCCGCATCCGTGAGGCCGAAGTGATCCTTGGCTTTCACGGCTTGATCCGCGATATACTGCATCCCCTCCATAAGAGCGGCACTCTTGACCGAGTGCGATTGGAGGAACTGATCGCCCTGCGTCTGACCGTAATGCAGCACCACGCCCGATGCGTTGTTGAGCGCGTTCGTCAGAGTGTCGCGCGCGCCCTTGTCCTTGACGTACTTGCTGATAAGCGCGCTCGCAATTGCGATGGCGACTGTGGCAACGATGCCTAGGAGGCTATCGAACAGCGGCACGAGAACCGCCATCGTTGTTTCGTGCATTGATTTTCTCTGTGATGATGGATTAGAAGCGGCACGCGGCTGAATGAGCCGAGCCCATCCATCTAGCGCCCCGTAGGATGTGAGGGATGAGGTTCGGGGCTTCTTACCAGCGGTATCCAATGCCGCCGAAAATCAGCCACACGATCAGCAGAACGAGCAAAATACCGCCGATCCCGAAGCCGCCATAGGCGTAATGCGGTCCCCACCCTGCCCGGCTGCCATAGAACCCGCCGCCGAAACACAAGAGCAAAACCAAGATCAGAACAATGAGCATTGTCGGTTCCTAGAATGGGATGCTGTCAACGACTAGGCACGCGATGGCCAGAAGCAGGACCAACACGCACACGCCGGCCCACGCTGGCGCTCCGCTCGGTTCTGGCGGCTCGTGCTCTTCCTGGTCGTCATACATCGGGCTTGCTTTCGCGAGGCTTTGGCATTGGTTCTTCCAATGTGGGCCAATGGATTTCAGGGACCGGAATCGTCTCCATCTTCGCCAATTCCAAACGCCCATTGGCTCTGAACAAGAGATTGGCGAAGGTATGTTTGATGTCGTGGGCATAGCCCTCCCACCATCGGGCAAGGTACCAGCCTCTATCCCGGTCGCGGGCTATCTCGGCTTTGTCCGATTCAAGGTCGTCTACCCGCGCTAGAAGCCGGACGTTCTCTCGCTCCAGTCTGGCATACGCTTCGTCATCGCGGCTTTTTTCGGTAGAGCGGAGTTTATCGCGCAGTTCATAAACGCTCTCTGTCCGTTTTTCCGAACCGTCCCTAAAGAACTTGAACCAGGCAAATGCGGCTGTAGCGCCTTGGATGACGATGCCAACTACTGCCGGAACCCACGGAGATAATGGCTCTTGCGACATTCAGCGCGCACGGCGCGGCAGCCGCAAAATGGAATACAGATTCATAAAAAACCAGCCGCCATACACTGCGATGTGTACTAGGTATGGCGAGTATGCAATCGAGATAGACACAGTAAGGGGGAACCATCCCATTACGACGGCGCAAATCCATCTCGCATATCTGGAATACAGAACGACGGACAGGACTTGCGCAATTCCGCCGATCAGACAGAACAAAGCCCACTTGTTGCCCGAAGCAAGACGTTCCATCAAATCGAAGGTAGCTGGTGGCAAAATTTGGCCACCCGCGAAAAACGCCACAGCCCAAGCTATGGCTGTGGTCCCGCTCCATAATTCGGGCGAACGCAGGTCACGCGCATAAAGGTCAGAAAGGTGTCTCGGGATTAGTGGTCTGTTACGGGTCACTGCCACGGGGCTCCGAATCGGCGCTGGCCAACACCATTCGAGTGTCGCTTCCCGGTTGTTATCGAGCATTAGATTGCCCCGGCGCGTCGGTTGCGCACCGGCCTGGAAAGGGCAACGATAGGGCAGCGCATTCTTGTCCCTCACACGGACGTGGGTGCGTCAGGGGTCGTAGCCAGGTGGCAGCCCGGCTGCGGCCCCGCTCGAAATCTCAGTTCTTCAATAGGTCAATCTGCTTCTGCAAATCGTCCACGCGATCGAGGAGGTAGTCTATCATCCTATGATGGTATGCGGTAGCGTGATTGTAATTTAGGTTGAGTCGTTTCCCGACAGGCGAAACATCGTCGCCGTGCGACATGCGAGGATCGTCCGTATTCGTGACAACGACCATCCTCTGAAAGCCATTCAGTATGGCATCCTGGGCAATGAAGCCTGCATCTGGAGCGCCATCTTTCATGAAAATCTTGGCGCGCATGGTCCGGACGAAGCGGTAAGCATCCGAAAACGGCACATCTGCTACGTTGATTTTCACGCGAGCATCAGAGGCCGCGATAAACGATCCCGCCAAAACGGCGGATGAAACACTCACTCCAACAGTATAGGGACCATTAAAAGCACCGGTCCCTGTTGGGAACAATGACCATCCGACAGCAGACCCATTAATACCACTCGTCACAGTAAGGGTTGTGAGTGTTGTATCTCCGGCAGACGAAACGCCAGAAACGAACAAATCTCCGGTCACACCAAGATTTCCCGTAAGATTGGTGGTGGACAGGTTGGCATTGACGTTAACAATAAGATTATCGACCGTGGCTGTGCCGAGAACAGACGTGCCAGGAGCCGAGAATATTCCGCCGGAGGACAAGTTTCCGCTTACCGTTACATTCGTCGCATTCAAGACGCCCGATATGTTTACATCAGAAAGAGAAGACGTTCCCGAGACGGATAGAAAGTCTGCTACTGTGCTGCTATCGATCTGTGTGCCGGGCTCGGCTGTCTCCACATCCCAGATCAGGTTGCCGGAAGCGTCAGTCACGACCTGCCGGTACACCCCTGTGCCGTAGATCACCGCCTCGCCAGCTGCATTGAGAATGACCGGGTTGGTATTCAGAGTCGTTTGCGCCGCGTCCTGGTACGTGTCCTTGCGATCTGTCGTGCCTGGGATGTAGAAATCTACACTAGCGCCAGCCAACGGCTTCCCGTCAGCGTCTAGGAATTGAACCTTGCCGGGGGGAATCAAACTTGCCATTATGTACCCGCTACGAAATTCCGTGAAAGGCGTAATGCCGTGCTGACTGTGGTGGCTGTAGTCGCTGCTTTGGCTATGTTCGCATTCTGGATCAGAGGATCGTCGATAATGGCGTTCCTAATGATCGTGCCCTCGTTCCTGATGTTCTGCGCTATCTGGGTCCAGCCGATGCTTACCGAACCGGGCTTCGAAAGACTCGGCCCAGCCCATCAGTACGCTTTGCTGTATGCCGGCGTTGCCGGTTTCTTTTTCGCCTTCATACCATGCATTGTGAAATGGACGCGCGAGGACATTGCCCGCAGCCGCGCCACTAAGGCCGCCGCGCACGCAAATCTTCAAGCTGACGAGCCGTTTGAACCGCGAGCGGATTTACACCTGACACACCGGGGTTGAGCAGCATGTTAGTAAAGGCATCGCTGCGTAGCCCCGCTCCTAGTGCCCTTCCCGCTCCCAGAGATGCCGCCATAGGAGCCCACGCCAGCGGATTGCCGAGCTGAGACATCACGGCCAGCCGCTCTGCCGTTCCGGAGCTTGGAGGCTCCTTGATGACTTGCCCAAGGCGGGCCAACTGCACGAGCGTCGGCGGAGTAGTGTTATAGGCCATCCCGAGATTGCCGCCACCGCCATACGCCTGCCGCACTGGCGTCATTAGGGCTGCCGGGCTGATATCTCCTGTTGGGGATTTTTCAGCCAAATCCTCAACCGTTTTCATGGCCTTCCACTGACTGCGAGCCTGCGTCAGTTTGGCCCGGAGATCGGCTGGGGTTGAACGCTCCAAAGCATCATCCAGCGCGTTGCGAATCTCTCCAACGTAATGCCTAACGGTCGGATCGGCGCCCTTTGTGACCGCTATATCGAGCGGTCCACCTTTCGCGGTTAGTGCCTGATAAGCCTTCCCATTGATGGCGCCGTCGCCATTAACTGCTGTCTCCAGAACATTCGTGATGTGCGAACGAATGACCCCCTGCTCGCTAGGGGGAACGAACTTCAAAGCAGATTCGATATTCCCCAGATCGCTTAGAAGCTGGTCATCCGCTTGGATCGTGACCTTGTTCGCCACCTCATCGAACAGCTTGCCCGTGTCGCGCTTGGCCGCATCCATCACCGCCGGAGTGAGCTTGTTCGCCCGCTGTCCCATCGAAGCTGCTATAACCCGATTGATAGCAGTCTGCTGCGCTTCGGCTGCCGGACCGGCGCCGGAGAGAGGCAGCTTGTTCACGACGCTATTAGCCACGCGCACCATTGGATTAGCGCTGATCTGTCCGCCATAGACGGGCACGCCAAGAGCTTGCGCATCCTTGGCAACGCCGGCTAGTTCCGGGCTGATCTTCCCCGCGCCTAGAGCCTTGCCCACCAGCGGCACAGCGCCACCCAGAACGCCACCTACAGCCGCTCCGGTTGCGATCTGTTCCCCTAGCGGCTGGTCGGACGATCCCGCCGTGAGAGCGGCCCCCGTGGCGCCTTGCGCGGCACCAGAGACAATTCCCGTGCCCATTCGCGCGAGAGCGCTCCCCGTGCCCAGCAGAGCATTGCCGCCCGCCGTTACGCCGCGCCCGACCAAACCGCCCGGCAGCAGGGTTGCTCCTATGTCTCCGCCTATGCGCACGCCTTGGGCCAGCGGGTTGCTGCCATAGTTCTGCTGGAACGCATTCCGTGCTTGCGCCTGTTCAGCCTGCATGGCGGGCAATGCAGTTTGCGTCAACCCAGCCCTGTCAGCTAGGTAAGCGCCAGCTTGCACGGGCAGATCGGCAACATCGTGAGCTGCGCGGTTGAGGCCGGCAACCGTGGTGTTGGCCGCATCGTGGAGCCATTGCGGTACGCCAGGAGGCGTTGTCATTGGCGCCGTAGCTTGCGCCTGCGGAGATGCCGTTTGCGGCGTAGGTGCCGGCGCAGATGGTTCCGCAGCAGGAGACGATAAGAAGCCGCTGAGCAACTGATCGTCGGCAGGGGCTACGGTAGGGGGCGCCGGTTCCGCAGCGGCCCCAGACGGCTTCCCCGAGCCTCCCAGAAAGCTTCCGAGCAACGCGTCGTCGGCAGCCCCCGCGCCAGTCGGAACGCGCTTGTTGGACACTATCTGCTGATACTTGGCTGCCACGCCCGGCACATAAGCCGCCGTCTCCGGGTTGTTCCATCGAGACGGATTCCCGGCGTTGTACGCCTTCAATGCGTCCGGCAGATTGTGATACTGCTTTAGGTTTTGGTCGAGCAGTTTGGCAGCGCCGAAGATGGCCTCAACCGGGTTGGTCGGATCGATCCCGATTGCCGTAGCTGTCTTTGGCATAAACTGCATGAGGCCGACCGCACCGGCTTTCGACGGGGGCGTATCGACGTTTCCCCGGCTCTCCTGCAACGCCAACGCCTTGAGCACGGTCGGGTCAATGTCGTACTGCTTGCCCGCCGCATCGAAGATTGGATCGAAGCTACTGTCCATTCGATGGCGCCTGAATGATGCCAGCCGCCATACCCTGTTTCAGCGTCGCGACAAATCGCGCCTTGGCTAGCGGGTCTTTATTCAAGCTTGCCGCAAGCTTTGCCTTGTCCTCTGGAGACATATAGACAGCCTGCAACGCGCGCGGGTCGAAGCTGTGATTGAATTGCGTCGAGAACTGCCCGTAAGACTGCGGGCCATGCTGAGCCTGGTATTGTTGCCACGCGAGATTTTTGAGCGCAATCGCGTCCTCGTTGCCCTTGAGCATACCGACAATCTGAGTGTTCCCGAGCTTCGATAGGTCGGTATTCGGGTTGGCGCCGAGAGCCGTGGTCAACTTTTCGTCCGTGCCTGCCCCAAGCGCCGAAGTCTGCGCGAGCGCGATTTGCTTCGACAGTTTGGCAAAGCTCTCCTGTTTCGCAATCTGATCCGGAGACATGGTGATGCCGAGTCCGGTAAGGCGACTGGAAAGCGCGTTTGCTGTCTTTTCCCAATCTGCTCCCGGCCCGGTATTAAGCGTTTGCAGATCGGAAAGCATGTTGTCCAACGCCGCCTTGCGGGTCGGCACCTGATCCGCCGTTTTCCCGAGATCGATACCCTGCTTGGCGTTTTCCGCAGCCGATACGCCGGCTGCTTCTTGCTGTCCCAATGCAGGTCCGGTTTGGGCGGCGGTCATGGGATACCTGCCCTGTCGAGCATTGGGAATGGTTTGCCCGGCCGGGCCGAGTTGTGCGCCCATCCCCTGCTGTGCCGCGCGCGCGCCAAGGGGTTCCGAAATCGGCGCCTGAGTGACGGGATCAAAGCCAGGAGTCGGCGTGATGAGCGTTGTGCGAGACGGCAGCCCAACAGGCGTTGCCGGTCCATTGGGCACGATGGCGCCCCCCATAACCGGACTCTGTTGCACGCCCCCTTGCAGGAATTGTCCATTATCGACGGACACCGGGGCGCCGAACGCCTGCTGCGCTACCTGCGGCCCGGCAAGCGAGCCGATCAGCAATTTAGTCCCAAACTGACGGTACGCCTGCGGTCCAGCATCAGGTGGCGGCATGTTCTGCAAAGCAGCCGCAAGGTGCTGATCGTCAATCAATCCGGCTTGGCGAGCATACATAATGCGCTGCTTATACGCATCGGCGTTCTGTTGGTCATCGCCTTGGGTGAGCTGCGAACCGATGATCGATGAAAGCGCTGTCTGCTGAGCAGTGTTAAAGCCGAAATTCGAGTTCACCAACGCCTGTCCGCTATTGGCCGACTCTTGCGCCATCGCAGCAGCTTGCGGATTTGCCGCGAGGTTCTGTAACAACAGATTCTGGTTAGGTGTGCCGTTAGGACCAATCGACTGCTGAAACGCCTGCCCCGCAGCCACACGCGACTGATATAGTCGATTGGCATTGACGGCATTCTGAATCTGCGCAGCCTGCCCGGCCAGAGCCAATGGGTTCTGGAGTTGGACCGGCTTAACCCCAAGGGGGATTGACGCGTCGATTGCCATGTGCGCCCCTTAAATCGAACCGAAGATGCTGCCGCCAGAACTGTAGGCGGCGTTGTCGAACCCGTTGACGAGATTATTGCTGCCGCCGGTATTCCCGTTGCCGAACAAATTATTCAGCATCTGATATTGCTGGTAGTTGTTGAAGGCATTCTGCAACCCACCGCTCAGAGCGTTGGCCGTCCCGACCGAGCCTGCCGCTTGTGCATTTCCAGCCTGCGTAAGATAGTTTCCTGTGTTAGCAGCCGATTGCACGCCTTGGCTCCCAACCTGGGATGCAGCATTCTGACCTATCGTCGTGGCATTCAACAGAGCATTGATCTGATTCTGGCGATTTGCCATGTCCTGAGAACCAAGATTCAGATAGTCTCCATATCGCGTTTGCTGGTTTGCAAAGCCCTGCTGGGCATTCTGGAACAGGTCAGCGTAAATTTGCTGCGCATTCGCGAATTGGTTCTGATAGGTGCTATCTGCTAGACCTGTTGCATACGTCGCGGCTCCCTTGAGTGCCGCCCCAGACACGCCTAGTCCCTTAGCAGCAGCCGCACTTTGAGTGGCCTTGAGCCCCTGAGACAGATTGAACTGATATCCCGGCGTCTGCTCAAGCTGAGCCTGCGTCATGGGTTGCGGAGCATTAGGCAAGCTGATCTGGCCGGGAACGTTTTGCCCCGCTTGCGCTAGATATGGCGACTGGTAATTCGCATACTTGTAAAGGTCGTTATCGTTGATAAGTTGGTCTCGTGCGTTATACCCAAGGGTTACGAATGGGTTTTGCGTGTTGTAGTTTAGTTGGAACTGAGCAAGATTCTGCGCGGCGGCGTTCTTCGCAGCGCTTGATTGTGCTCCAGCCGCACTGCTTGCGCCAGAAGCGGAAATCCCAGCGCCAACGAGACCGATGCCAGCGGCAGCTACAGCCCAGGGCATTAGGCCGCACCCCTTACAATGTGATGCTCTTCCAATATCTCGACTTCTTCGGCGGTCTTGATATTATGGATGCAATAGATGACCGTATTGTCTTCCAAACTGCAAAATGTGTGTTTGCAGCCGGCAGGAATGTGAATACCGGTCGGAGCGTAGAACAGACCGGCGTCCTCGCCATCACGCAAGACACGCACGGACCCACGCGCCAGCATGCTCAGGTGCTCATATTTGTGGGAATGCTGAGGAACGATGGTTCCGGCCTTGGGTATGGCCATCTGCTTGACGAAAATACCATCGGCCATTTTGATTTCGACGCCGTACGGCTGCTCTGGCGCAATCTCGTAATCCATCACTCAACTCGCATACTGATAATGGCGGTAATCCGCTCTTCCGCGCCGTTGTTCTCAACGCTGTGGACTAGGAGATTGTTAAAGGTCCAGATTTCTCCGACCCTCATATTGACCTCTTCACCCTCACACACATTGACGCAACGGGCGTTACTCTTAAGCGGCACATAGACCTTGCAGTTGTGATATTCAGCGTGCCAGGGGCCGCGATCGTGGTGTGGTTCGATCCCCCCGCCCGGTGGTATACGCGTAATGAGGATGCCTCCGAGATGCACGCACCGCACTTGCGCCATGAGCCCGTAGACCAGAGGCTGTAAGGCCGATAGCGCGTGCCAAGCCGGATACCAGACTCCGAAATGCGGCTCCGCGTAATCCTTCGGCTCGCGTAGTTCCTCCAGAGCACGCCACCGCACCCAGATATCCGACATCTGCGAATGCGGTGTGCCGGGCGCGATCTTGCGAGCCGTATGCTGATCCCAAAGCTCGGGATGCGCGTCTAGTTGGCAAAGGATCGGACGAACATCGATGCCGTCCGCGATGCGTGTAAAATGCGGCATCAATTCCCTATGGGGCCACCGCCCCGCTGCCAGAGTGCATGGAAGAACAGATACCAGTTTTGGTTCATCTGTCCGGTTTTCGGATCGGCAATCGGAAGCCCACGCTGCGGCATTCCGATGTTGATGATGTTCTGAGCTGGTATGAAGGGCCTTAATGTCAGAACGCCCGTGCCTTGCCGACCGCCGCGCACCATCCCGCCATGCGCAAAAGCCTGTCCTCTAGAATGCAGCGGCACGATGATAGGAAGGGTAAGAACGTCTCGGCCGTGGCTGAATGCGCTTCCGCGTGAGACGAACGCCAACGGCGTGCCGTCTACCGTCAGAACACCACGACCACGACTGAACGAAGAACCTTGCGACACGAGCGCAAGAGATAGAATGAAGGGGCCGTTTCTGCCCGTGGACCGCGCGCTGCCGAGCGAAGTCAGGTGCAGAGACAACAACATAGTAAGGGCACCGCGCCCGCGCGAGAACGCCGCGCCACGCGATGTCAGGGCCTGCGAGAGAAGCAGAGCGCCTTGGCCCTGTGACCTTACGCTACCAACCGATATCAGAGGCTGGGAAAGCGATAGGGTGCCCCGCCCCTGAGAAAATGCTGAGCCCGTAGCCGTGAGGGGCTGGATGAGCGAGAGAGCAACCTTGCCACGCGAAAATGCTGCACCACGCGAAGTCAGCGCCTGAGAAAGCGAAAGGGCGCTTTTGCCGTGCGAGTATCCGGAACCACGCGAAGCCAAGGCCTGGACAAGCGAGAGAGCGCCTTGACCCTGCGACCTTGCACTTCCAACCGACGCCAGAGCCTGGGAGAATGAAAGAGCGCCACTACCCGAGGATCGTGTGCTTCCAACCGATGTCAGGGCCAGCGAGAGCGAAAGAGTGCTGTGCCCCCGAGAAAACGCGGAGCCCCGAGCGGTAAGAGGCTGAGAAAGCGAGAGAACGCCTTTGCCGCGCGAATATCCGGCGCCACGGGACGTTAGCGCCTGGATAAGCGAAAGAACGCTTTGGCCCTGCGACCGTACACTACCAACAGAGGTTAGTGCCTGAGAAAGCGAAAGAACAGACCGGCCGCGCGAGAACGCAGCCCCGCGACTGGTTAATGCAAGCGGGGTTGCCCCCGTAAGTTCAGCCGGGAGGGCGTAAACGTAGGACAATTCGCCCTCCGACTAGATTCACACCCTAAGCAATTTCCAAGGAAAAGCCCGGCCAGTGCCGCTTATCTGCGTCAACGTGACGGTGATGGAAATATTCGATGCGACAGGTGGGGCCTGAACCCGCGTGGCCACGAGAGGCGCGACATAAGTCCCCGGCCACATAATACCAGACGATCCACCGGAAAGCGTAATGCCCTCTACAGTCAATCGCACGCCCTCGCCCGCAGCCAGATTACCCAGATCGGCTTCAAATATGAATGTGCCGTTGCTTGTGGATGTAGCTAACGAGTGTTTCGTGCCCACAGTGGCTGTCTGAGTGCCGCTAGAGTCTAGGGTCCAGCTCATAGTCGCACTCCATACAAGGTAACTCCAAACACTCTCGGTGCGGCTGTGCCCGAATTGCACTGAGCCCGAATTGCAATTCGCGAACCTGCGGGAATCTGGACCGGGATAAACGATGTAGCGGCCGGGTATATCGCTTTATACGTGCCGCTCGTTCCTCTTCCGTATATCTGCAAGTCGGGAAATATCACGATCTCATTTCCTAGAGAGCCTACAGCAACGTCTAACGTCCAAGCCAGCGCCGATGACCCGCTCGTTCCTCCCGCATCAAATCCGAGAATGAATCCGGCCAAATCATACGATGTCGATGAAACAACCTCGATATATGCGCCCTTAGTAGACCCGGATGCGCCAGGGTCCACTACAACGCCTCGCGTCGTAGATGGCGAAAATCCGTAGGTGTCAATCGCACTCCCACCAGAGATACATCCGAAGGCCCCGGCGATCGGAAGTATCGAAACGAACAGTGCCGCCGCTGCGGCACCAGAACTCTGCGCGTTTGCGGAAAGCCTCGTGCCAGCCTTAACCTGCGTAGGAATGAGATAAGTGGCCCCCTGCCCGGCTACGCTAGAAAGCGAGTCCCGAAGGCAGATCAGGTTGTTGATAAGAATGGATGCCGGTTCATTCCCAGTGCTTCCGGTGGACACGTTAATGCAAACAGAGTTTAGCGCTGTGGCCGTCCCAGGGTCTTGTACACTAATGAGTAACCACGACGTATCATAGCTGGTGGCTGAGATAAGCTCTACCCAAGCGCCAGTCGTGTTCGCCGTCGCAGACGGAGCCACAGAAATTCCATGCGCAAAGGACGGAGCCGACCCTGGAAAAGGACAAAACTGGTAGCTGACGGGAAACCCACCTGCCATCAGTTGGCGCCAAGGACCGCAGCGCGCGCCGCAGACAACATACCGATCGCGACGACATGCGCGAGAACCGCCTGAACATCCGGTCCCTGCGGAATGACCGCAGAGTCGTTCTCGAACACATAGCGAAAGGCTACTATGCTTGCATCAGCACTGTTGCGAAACGCCGCCAATTCAGCAGGGGTAAACCGCCGCAGCCAATCGGCCTTTGAGTAAGCATTGAGTCCAGCACCAACCGGCGAAAACGTCCTCGTTGCCGGATTCCACAACTGGCCGGCTGGATTACCCGACAGCGTTATCACGGTAAGCCCGCGATCCGCATAACTCTGCAACGAATCGAGGACGGTTCCCGTGCTCAACAGGTTGCCGCTCGCGTCCGTAATCGCAAACCACGTGTCTGCCATCAGGCAAGCCTCAACACAAAGGCGCCTGGGGCGCCGCCAACCCAAGAGGGAGTCACGCCAGCCCCAACCGTTTTCGTCGCCACCTTACGGAGCATTCCCGATCCCGAACTTGTAGTGTTTACCCCGACATTGAATGTGTCCGTGGTCACACCGGCGACTGTCAGCAACCCGCCCCACGATCCGGAAGTTGCAGGCAACGTGCCGGCATCTGAGGTTACAATAACCGTATCGCCGTTGCTAAAGCCATGCGCCGGAATCGTCAGAATTCCAGGCGATGCACTGGTGCATGTGAAAGGCACATACAAAGACGCCCCAAGGAAATCAGCGAAAATCTGATTCCCGCCGGAAACCGCATCCATGATTCCCCAACCGCAAACTGCGCCCCAAGAAGCCGTCGAAAGTGGAAAGGAAATAGTTGCAGCATTGCTATTGAATGACGGCGCGCTGCCGCCGGCCGCGTTCCATGTGGCGCCAGACGTGGTGACTCGCGCATAGGAGCCACCGCTTACTTCCACACCGCCAGTCCCATCGCTTTTCGGCAGAGTTGTGAACAAAGCCATATAAGCAGTCGGCATTGTCCATGCCGTCTTGCCAACCGAGTGATCGAAAATCTTATGCCAAGCGTAGTCGGAATATCCGGTGCTTACGATGAGTGCCGCAGCGGGAGGCCCAAACGCACCCATGCTGTAAGGAGCCGTGCGCGTTGCACCGGAATAGTCTGTTGTAACCGTCGCTATGGTAGTTCCGGCACTCTTAACAGGAGACGCCGTGCTTAGCTTATAATCGGTCGCAACGAACGTTCCCGGATTAATCAGAATGGGATCGCCAACGACATCGCCAGTTCCGCGCCACGAGCCAGTAGGGGTCGTGCCGAACCAGCAATTGTGATCGAACGTAAAGCCGGTGGTCGTACCGGTAATCAGCGTTCCAGCGGGGCTACGGTAGACGATGTTGTTGCGAAAAACGTTGCCAGAATGGCCGGCATCGGCATCGAAGTTAACGCACTTCCCCGAGGAATATGGATTGACGACTGTATTGTTGGCGAAAACGCCGTTCTGGATACCGCCGCCAGTCCCATAGTTGCCGTAGTAGATGCCGATCAGATCATTGATGGATATGTTGTTGGTGACGATCGGGCTGGTTAACGGGCGCTGGGATGAGACAGTCTCAATCGCAAAACCTATCCCTTCGGACGGAACTGGCGTGGTGCCATGATAGTAGCCCGTATCTCCGCTGGAATAGGTCAGGTTGCTATCGACGACCGCAAGGGGCGAGTTGTCGAGGTAGATGTTGATGGAGTAGTTGTCATAGGCGACATTGTGCGAGATCGTGACCCCGCTGCTCTGTGGCGCCCCGATCCCCTCGCCGTAGTTCTTATAGACGGTATTGCCGGTGATCGTGGAGCCATCGGAGAAGTTGACGCCGATTCCCTGGCCCCACCCGCTGCCGCCAGACCGAGCCACATTGGAGCGACAGCAGTCATAGACCGTATTGCCGCTGATCATTGTATTGGATGAAGCGCCGAGTTCGCCGCCTGCCCAGATGCCGTGCTGAATGCAGCCGTGGATGACATTGTTCGATATGACGACGCCGTGCGTGTCGTACGCCATGACACCGTGATTCTTGGCGTTCCTGATCTCGAACCCGGTAAAAGTGATGTAGTCGGCAAAGATAGAAATGATGTCTGTGCCAGCCGCAAGGGCCGAACCGTCAAAGATCACCGTTTCGCCGGTGAATGGCGCATAGACGATAGGCGATCCCGATGTGCCGTCCCGGCTGCTGCCGACAGTCACGGCCTCACTGTAGGTTCCCGCGCGCACGAAAACAGAGCTACCGGCCGTGGCGACATTGGCAGCGTGCGTGACGGTAGCGAAGGGAGCGCCGATCGTGCCGGCCGCCGCGTCGCTGCCCGTTGTCGAGACGTAGAGCGTTGCCATTTTACGCTTTAGGCAAGGGTCAACACAAAGGCACCGGGGGTGCCTCCAGCCCAAGAGGGCGTGACTCCAGCACCGATTGTCTGTGCGACCACCTTACGCACCATGCCAGAGCCAGTGCCGGTGGTGTTCACACCGACAGTGAATGTGTCTGTAGTCGCGCTAGCCACCGTTAGGAGGCCCGCAAACGAACCGGCCGTCGCTGGCAGCGCGCCGCCGTCCTCTGCCGTGACCACCACGGTATCGCCGTTGCTAAAGCCATGAGATGGCACCGTGAACACACCTGGCGATGCACTAGTGCATGTAAACGGCAGCCAGAGAAAGCCACCGAAATAGTCCGAGAAAATCTGATTGCCCGCCGTTGCCGCGTCCATGATCGTCCATCCGACCACCGAGCCCCAAGAGCCGGTGCTGGTCGGAAAAGTGATGGCCGCCGCATTGCTATTCGAGGATGGTGCGCTGCCGGAAGCTGCGTTCCATGTGGCGCCAGACGTAGCGACACGCGCATAAGAGCCCGTCGATACCTCAGTGCCGCCCGTGCCAGCATCAGTCGGCAGGACGGTGTAGAGACCCATATATGCGGTTGGCATAGTCCAAGAAGTCTTGCCCACCGAATGATCTAGAATCTTGCGGGCCGCATAGTCAGAATAACCAGTCATACGGAATCCTCACTCCAAATGCTAAGTCGCAGCTACTCGCGCATCAACAAACGCACCGTTAAGAGCCGTAGACACTGGCGCAGACCACGCCAATTCAAACACTCGGTCTCTCGCCATGCCGAGGCGCTGAAACTGTATTGAAGTCAGATATTCGCCCGTTGCGCCGAGAGAACCCTGAACTGGCGTGCCCCAGCTCGCCCCGCGATCGTCCGACCACCGCAAGCTGACCGTGGCATCATTCGTCGGAAGAGCCGTTCCAACCTGCATGTCGGCAATGAACTGCCGATACATCACCCGCTTACCGTCCTCAACCATGTGCGGGAATCCGCGCACGCGCTTGATGGGGGCTCCGTTATCCGTGAAGGCATTGGAATCGAGCGCGTAGATGTTGCCGCTCTCCCAATCCCCGACAACGTTCGTGCCGTAGCAAAAGGCATGGCAGTTCGCGCGGTGGCGACGCTCAATGCCGTTGCTGTCGATCCAGCACCATTCATGCCACTGGCCGGTCGAGATGTCGTAAACCCAAGTCTGATCGGCGCGAGGGAATGTCAGAACGTAGAAAACGTGCCCGCCTTGCTGATAGCAGAATCCGATTGCATCAGAAATCGACGGATACTTCGATATCGCATTCTCGATGGCGTGGGTTGAAATTCGCGTCGCCTCGTATGAAGCACCGCGCAGCACGATCCCCTGCCCGGTTTTGTCACGCGCCAGCCAAAACAGCGCGTTGTCCGTCTTCGCCACGCTGTATTTCGCGGCGCAACCGTAGTCGATAAAAACGCCCTGCATGGCCTGGAACGGAAATTGCGCGGCTCCTGCGTCGATCCACACCTCAGACGTGGTTTGACCGAGAAGCCATATTTCGCGGTGGGCAACCGCCAACGTCACCAGATGATCCGAGTATGCGACTTTGTTTGCAAACCATAGAGAGTCGAAAGTGAGTGAATTACTGTCGCTACTATAGAACTGAGGTGTTCCAGGCTTATTGAAAAGGAAGTACGTGTCGATATACGATACGTGGTCAGCGCCGTAAAAAGCGTCTCCTGTGATAGCCGTCATCGTAGAAGCCGCAAGATCGATGGCGTATCCGCTGGTTGAGCCATCCACCAGAGCGATCGTGGTGGCATTATCGTCCATGCTCACCGGGCCAGACGAAGTGCCAATCGTCCCCATTGAGGAAAACGACCAGTCTGAGCCTATCGCATAGACCGTGTTGCCCGACACCCCATACAGCTTACTGTTCGTCGCCGCATAGAGACCCCGCCAGCCGACATTGTTGGGAGATGTGCCAAGCAGTCTTGTCCCAGGCGTGGGGTAATAGGTAAATGGCACCGGGGCGTCGGTAGGGTTCTTCTCCGCAAAGAGATTAAGGGAACGTTGGGCCGCTGCGATTATGCTTCTAGCCTGGTAGGCCCCGGAGGTAAGCGCAATTCTGCTCACAATCTTACCTTGACAGCCTGCTCGAAGGACTAATTACATCCATAATCGAACTTTCCGGCGCCAATCGACGAAGAAAACGATACCACAAGGGCAACGGTGCTCGGATTTGTGCCCCATGCAACTGGAGTGCTAGGAGCAACCCAACACCGCAGCTGCGGCGAGTGGGTAGCGTTGAACGTCACTGTACAGGCCGTGACCGTTCCCGAGCCTACGTTTATGGTTCCGCTATAATCGGTCGATCCCGACCCGACCGTGGGAGATGTTCCGCAACTCGTCACGGTTGGCGAGCTTCCACTACGCATTGCGTTACTGATATCGGCTCCGCTCATCGTTGAGGAACCGTCGCTTAGATCGGCTACGGAAATAGGCCCGAGGGAAGGGGCTCCTGTGTTCGAGATCGACGTAACGAATTGATGCGTCACGGGCGCGATCGACTGCACGCCGCCGAGGCTACTCGCTGTGGGAGTGGGCAACCGCGCCGCCGCGAACGTGCCACTGGTGATCTTGCTAGCTGGCAGGCTGCACACGATCGACACGATAGGCCCCGTGGTGCCCGAGCAGTCGCCAGAGACGCCCATCAGCCCGAACAACTGCCCGACTGTGGTTTTCGCCGTGGTCGATGGCGAGCGCCAAAGAAGCATTTCGTCCGATGTCACAACCGGCTGCGAGATCGCTGCATGGTTGTCAATCGTATTCGCGGCGAATGCCGGCGCAGCCAATGCGACAGACGCAAGGAGCGCCGATGCAAAGAAGCGAGACATAATTTCTCCTGCTCAGTCTGTAATCGACGTGCCGTCAGCATCTGTAATCACGGTGCCGTCTGCGTCGGCCCATGCGCCGGCAACAGCGCCACCGCCCCCGCCCGTGCTGCCGGGCGGCACCATCGCCAGCAAGCCGTTAGTGATTGAAAGCCGCCCGGCGATGACCGAAAGCGTCATGGGTATGGGATACGTCGTCATATAGGGAACCGTCGTCGTATCCAGAGTCGGGCGCGATCCTAGGAACACATCTCCCGAGCTACTGACGGGGCCGCTGCCACCGGCAATCTGACCCGACGTGATGCCCCAATAGCTATTGTTCGTGAGAACCGCCGTTTCGGTTCGCTGATTGAACATCACGACCGGCGCATGTCCCGTATCATCATTCACGAACACGTTGTTCGAGACCGATACGGCGTTACCGGGATTCTGAGTAACGTTCTCTTCGCCATAAGCAATGATGTTCGGATTGGCGTTGTTCGTGCCCTGCTGGATGATATTCCCTGTGATGGTCACGTTGCCGCCCTGCGGGATATCGACCTGATACGAGCCATTCCCAGCGTTGTCGAAAATCCGGTTATTCACGACGTAGGTATTGAGGGCGCGAGACTTTATCTCGTGCCCGCCCTTCGGATCGTGCGTGTAGCTGTTTTGGATCGTGAATTGCGGGATTATGCCGACGTAGACGTTGTGCGTAAGGCCGTCGTTAATGCCGTTGTTGCCGAATTCGCAGTGGTCGATCAGTAGGCTACCAACAGTACTAGGCGCGGCGCGAATGCCGTCCTGGTTATCGTGGAATGAATCGTTGGTCAGGGTCAGATATCCGGATTGGTAAACCACGCCAGAGGCATTGTTGCCAAAAGGCGTAGTCGCACCGCTGAAATCAAAGCCATCGATCGTGACGCGCGGCGTCGTGGTAAGACTGCCCACGACGAAGATGCCCTTTTGGTTGGGCACAGCAACCGTCTGCGGCACGCTCACCCGACCACCAACCGCCGTAAGCGTGATGCTCTTCACGATGGAGGCAGTCTGGTTGGTGTAAGTGCCAGACTGCACTTCTACCGTATCGCCGTCGCTGGACGCGTCCACCGCCGCTTGAATCGTGGCGTAAGTCTGGCCCGGCCCGACGTGCAAGATTGCGGCATCGGCGCTACAAGCGACAAAGCAAATAGCCGTTCCTAGCAATAGGGCTCGCATCATCGAGCCCTTATATTCGGAGCAGTAACCGAACCGAGCGCATACGCAACCGCGCCGAAATTACCCGAATTGGTAGATGCCAAGGTTCCAGCAGGATAAGTCGTGATGACAGTAGAATATAGGCCTAGGTCCGGATTGACGCCAAATCCGTTAGTAGAACCTAACTGCGAAAACGTAAAGCCCTGAAGATATCCAGATTTTAGATCAGCGGCGTAGACCACCATTCCATTAGGGCCATTGCAGGTAGTAGCTAGCCACACAGGAATGTCGGTGGCGGCGGTATAATCCCCACCTGTAAAGTCGTTGTAGACGTTCCCTGTGAACCCCGTTGGCACAGAATCGATATTCTCGGCAAGCAGAACTCCTGGCTTCCCCGACCCGTTGTCGGAATAGATTCCTTGTCGGCATGTCGTCGTGGTCGATGGACCAGTCTGAACCCCGAATGCCATTCCGCGATAAGTGCCAGCCCGGAGAATGTACGGTAGCGCGTACAGTCGCCCCGTTACCGGTGTCAGGTTTCCTATCGTCGTTATGTCGGGAGCATAGAAACGGCCGGAGACTGGCGGGAAACTAACACTACTTCCGCCGCCGCTCGCTGTGGTGCTGATAGCAGCAAAGACGACACCAGCAGTAGCCGGCTTTATCACTGTCACAAGCGCCGTTTGCCCGTTCGGAATAGAAAGCGATCCAGAGCTGGTGGCCCACGCACCCCACGAAGCGCCCGCATTGGAAAGTGTAATAGCTCCACCAGACTGATTGAAGATCGCAGTCCGAAAGCCAACACCCAAGCTCGCAAGAGCCGCAGGCAAGCTCACAGTGATGGGCGCCGTAGCCGTGACGATCTTGCCGTTATGCGTATTGGCGTCGAGCGTGAAATTCGTGCTCGCAATAACCTGGGGCGGCTGATAGTTCGGCATGTGACCGCCAACCCATGTCCACACTGCGCCCATCGTCTGCTTGGATGCAGTTGTGCCAGATTGCACAACGGGGAATGTGTCAGCGTCAGCTACAGCTGATGCGCCCGGCAGAACGTTAATCAGCGGCCCGATCTGTGTGGGCTGCATTCCGCCGCGTTGCGTGAAATAGTTGTTGCCGTCAGAGACAATGCGAATGCCCTGTCCCTGATAGAGCGTGATGCTAGCCGCACCATCAATCGTGCTGCCAGCAGGCGTAAACGTAACAGGGCCAACGCCTAAATTGCTGAAATCCGCAAACCAACCGCCCAGAATGTCTGTGCCAGGGTCCGGTAGTGTGACAGCAACAGGAGACGCATTGCTGAACGTGATTAGCTGAGTAGCGTCGCCCGATGACGTTGTGTATGTCGTATCAGTCTGCGGGTTGACCTGTTCCGACGACGTGCCGCCGCCCGGCGATACCGACAAGACGCCTGAACCAGTCCCTGTCGAAACGGCCAGATTGTTGAGTGAGAATACGAACGGTGTGCCGTTCGCATCCACGCCAACCACGCCGCCAGTCCCGGAGAACGAAGTTCCAGCTGAACAGGGCTGCCAGCTCGGATCGGCGTTGATGCCGTTGCTCGTCCAGCAGTTGCCAGCGGTGCCGGGAACAATCGGCTGCCAACCGGACGCGCCGCGCTCAAGGATGGAGCCGCGCGTTGAGCCCATGCCGGCATCGAGCATGGCGGTCATTGTGGTGGAGATAGGATTGGCACTGAACCCGCTCGTATTGGCAAGCAGGGTGTTGTTGGCGATGGGAGAAAGCCCCGTGCCGCCTCCGCCAGATAGCGTCTGCCACGTCGGATCGGAGTTCGGCCCCTGACTCGTCAGCACTTGTCCCGAGGTGCCGCCCGTCGTTGTGGTGACGCCGAGCTGTCCCTGTCCGACCAGAAGTTGGTGCGCCGTAAACGCCGTGGCGCCCGTTCCGCCTTTGGGCACCCCGACCGTGCCGAGAGTCAGGACGCCAGTGGTCAGGTTCAGCGTCGCATCGCCGCTCATCGCGGGTACTGGCGTCAGAGCGGTTCCGGTGCTGTTCACAAGCCCAGCCCCCGGCATGGCCTGCGATGCTATCGTGCCGAGCGTGGGAAGGCCCGTGAGGTCGCTATATGCTCCCGTGCCACCAACCGTCGCGATGCCCAGATTAACCCGTGCAGCCGCCGCCGTAGTGGCTCCTGTGCCCCCTTTGGCGACAGGGACTGTGTTCAGCGTCAGGACGCCGTTGGCATCCATCACAGCATCGCCGTTCATGGTGACGCCGGAGAACAAGCCGCCATTGTTCAACTGGATGGAGCCATTCGGCCCCTGCGGCTGGCCAGCGCCGGGGCATGTGACGGTGATCGTCGCCTGATTCGGACCGTTGGGCGAGCTATTGCCAGAACACGCTCCGACTATGCTAAGGCCGTTCAGGGCAATGGTGTTCTGAAACGCCTTATTCAGCATCGAATAGGAGAGGGACTGCCCCTGCAAAAAGGACGGCGGCCTCTGCGCATCTGCCGCAAACGGAGCGAGCGCCAACGCGGAACCAAGCAGAAGCAATTTGCGCATTCTCAAATCCTCAGTGCGCCGTATTTGGCTTAGCCAAACGCTCTTTGAGCGATGTAATTTCTTCAGAAAGCTCTTGAACGGCCTTCCAAAGAACGGGGATCAGTTGGTCTGGGCGAATGGCCTCTGTCCCATCCTCGCCCTTAATGTATCCGCCAAAGTCCATCGACATCTTTTCAAATGCGGATTTTACGTCTGGCGCCAAGAATCCCCAATGCGTGCGCTTCCCAGGGCGGGAAACGTTTTCGTAAATGGTTTTGGTGACTTTCTCCGTCCGATGGACGGCGTGCATTCTGGGCCGGTCTTCCATAACGTGCTCACGATGGCCTTTGTCGTTCCGCACTGTCCTGGCAATAATCCGATCGACAACCGGCTTCCCTGTCGCATCCAATACCGGCAATAAGTCAACAACCGGCTCTCTACGTTGCTTGGTATGACTTACCAGTCGCACGGTTCCGTCCTTCTGAACCTCTGGCTCGTCTACCGTCTCAGTGACGGTCTTAAATACCGGTTCGTCTACCTCAACCAGCTTCGCCTCCGGCGATAAGCCGCCGTCCTTCCATTTGTAAGTAACGGGCGACAGGTCTGCGACCAGAGAAAGTACTGACGGGAGCGGCGCTATATCGGTCTTCAGTGTCGGATCGGATGTCTGAATCGTGCCGTTTGCTGCCCATATCGAACTCCAACGGGAGCCGCTTTGACCGCATGAAAACCCATTGTCTATATTTGGAGTTATGTTTGATGTGAAAAGTACCGGGGCACTCCCCTGCGGAGACAATTGTAGGGCAACGTTGGCATCCGATCCGAATGCGAATACGCCGGTCGGATTACCGGTTGCGGATGGATGTATATTTACACCGTTGACGGCGTTTGCGATGTGAGAAACCTGGAATACTTGGCTGGTTCCCTGAAAGACCGTCGTTCCGGCATCTTGGAACACCAAATCCTGTTCGTTTGCGGCTACGGTTCCAGTGCCGTATATCCTGGCCGTCTCCTCGCCGGACATATTCGACCATGACAGGCCCTGATGTGGCCCCATGAATATCGCTTGTCCGAACCCGGACGTTCCATCAGTGCCGGTGATGGCTGCTGTGTGGAAGTTTATTCCGACGTTGAACGTGCTGCCGTTATTGGCAATGCCGATTGCCCAGGTTGACGGAGTAAGTAGTGCTGGGTCCATCCCAGCCCCACTGGCCACCCATAGACCAGCAGAGAATCCGGCTGAATTGGCAAACGTAGGGCCGCTATATACGTCATTCCCCAGATTGGCTGTATCAATCTCCGCGCCAAATATAGCGTTGTTGGCGCCGTCTATGCGTCGAGACTCCGCGTAAACACCCCAGCTCGACACAGTTTGTGTCGCTGCGGGATTGTAACTTAAAAATTGGCCGCCCATAGCCCCTTGGGAGCCAACGGGAATCGTTTCCGATGCCTGAGACACTGCGGTAATCGCTTGGACACTATGATCGTCGATCACGCCCCAATCGGATGCGCCAACGATACAAAAGCCCCAGACGGCATCGGCCCACGTCGTATTACCACTGCTTTGCGGAAATTCACCGTTATAAACGGTGGCCGCCCCTCCGTATAACCTGTCGCCCACCTTAAAAAGAACGGCAGGAGTAGACTGATTGGTAAAGAAACTCCCCGTAGAGTTAGCTTGTATCCCTCCTAACGATGTCGAAATCCCAGCATCAGATATCGACGTTCCACCGGTACCATCGAACGCGACGATATTTCCGGATATGCTGCTACTAGGACCGGTTACATTCCCACTTGTGGCGTCCACATATCGCTTCGTGGCCGCGTGTAGAGGAGCGGTGGGGTCTCCCTTTAGAGTCAGGTCGCCCAACATTGTGCCGCCAGACAACGGCAACGCGGCATCTGCCGTAGCTTGCGCAGCAATCGCCGCCGTAGCCGCATCGTTAGCTGCGGTCTGGGCCGCAGCTGCGTTTGCTAAAGCGGTATCTGCATTTGTCAGAGCAACCGAAGGAGCGCGAGAATTAATCGCATCGTTCAGATCATCAGCATCCAGTTCATCTCCGGAAGCCCATGGGAAACCCGTCATCCTAATGTGCTCTTATTCAAAATGAACTTTCCATCCGATGCAGACGGCGCGAACCCGAACGCCCCGACACCATAACTGCCCTGCCCTACATGCCTATGCCAAAGAGCGGCAGGCATCCTCGCCAGCGGGATTTGCGCGTTGGCGGAGCGAATGACGCTCATCGCATTGCGCGCACGGTCAATCGCAAATGGTGTGGGAGACAGCCCGTAAGCCGCCTGCAACCGCACCACGAGGTTGTAGTGAATCGCCTCGTCATACTCTGGAGGCAGCAGAAAGTTGTCGCTCAAATTCGGGAACGTCTGCAACGGAGCCCGCACCAGAATATGCAGCTCGTAAGCCGATGGCGGCACCGCCCACACATACAGCCGCCCGAACGGCATCTGCGGATCATAGTAAGCAGCCGTAGGAAACATACCCAATCCCTTCAGGGCGATTGAGTTGTATTCCTCACGGCTCTCCATAAGCCTAAGCGGCCAATCTATGATGTTGCCGCCCGTAATAGCCGGAGCGAGAACATCGGAACCGTCTGTAATGCTGCCGTCCAGTGTAAACTCGTGCGGCGTTGAGCCGCCCTGCCGGAAGAATGCCCCCTCTATGCGAGCGGGGCGCACCGGCATGTCAATGTCTCCTCCGGGTCCGACCTGGTAGTTGATCGCACCCGTGGATTGGCACCACGCGTCCATCAGGCGGAATACGAGAAACCTCTGCGCATTCCACTGACCGAGCATCATGTTGAGCCGACGCAAGCCGCCGTTGGTGTCCTCGGCGGAGGCCGTTTGCCCCACACCGAGAACACCAGCGTCGCGCAACGCGAGGTCGATAATTTCGCGTGCGGTAGTCACTTAGCCCGCCGAAGACTCTTCGTGGGAAGCGGGCGTTGCCTCCACACGAACATCAGCCTCGCGCGCCAGGTCGTCACGACGCTTCTGCGCCGCCTTCTCAACGCGAGCCGCCTGCTCCTGCCGCTCCTCGTCGGTCGGAGCCTCCAGGATCGGTTTCACCACGTATTCCTGGTGCTGCACGCTGTTGACGACCGTGCAGATATCGGTCTGCTCGGCAAGATCGGGCGTCTCGCTATCCGGGTCGCCCTCGGAAGCGATGGTATCGACACGCATCCGAGTGCTGTTGTGCAGCACCATCGCGGCCTCTGCCGCAGTGCGGTGCATGTCAGCCTCTTCCGGAGTCTCGAACCAGTTGTGCTCCGGACCGACAAACACGCGATCAAGGTCGTCGTGCGTGTCGGCAGTGCGCTTGCCAAGCACCGGATGATACCGCGTGATTGGGAATCGAAGATGATCGAACGCCATTTAATTAGCTCCTATTCCCAATGATCAGACCGGATCGGCAACGGTTGTAATCCATTCGGGCATCAAAACGGCATTGCCATAGAGCACGTCGAGACGGGTCGGGTTCTGGTCAGTGGTAAAAATCCACTGGCTAGCGACACGCATCGAAATGCCGTCCTGCGTCTGGCGCGACACGTTGGCGCCAGCGAGATCGCCCTCAAGATCGACCATCGCAAGAGTGACAGCCATCGGGTTGAACACCAGGTTCTTGCGATACTGGCTGCTGGCTGCAGTGACGCAGTAAATGACCGCGCTGTTGGCCGGGCTGCTCATCACCGTCTGGTAGGGCACCGAGACGCCAGCATTGGACGGCGTGAGAGCCGGATAGATCGGAATGCTGGTCGCGCCGCTCGCCACGTCTGCCGTGACAACGAACGTCTGCAACAATCCCGTATCCGCCTTGGTGATGCGGTTAACCGCGTTCACGCCAGCAATGCGAATGATGTCGCCCTTCTTGAGCGTGCCGGTCAGCGCCGCCGTCGTGATCGAGCTGCCCGTCTGGTTCGCACCAGAGACCGTGCCGAAGCTCCACCCCTTGCCAGCCGTGTAGGTGCTGCCAGAAGCCGCCAGCGTGCCGGTGGTGTGAACGAGCGTTGTAACCTCGTTCATCCAGTCCATGCCGAGCGCGTGGGTAATCACGCCGTTCTCGTACTGCTGGCCAATGCGCTGCTGGCTGTTGAACAGGTTGGAGAACGTGGCAACCGAGTTCGCCATGCTCGACGGATGCGTGACCGCCAGCATCCGCGAATCCGGGACCGAGTTCAGCGTGAGGTTTGCCGCTGCATTCAGCCACGCCGCCATCGTCGGGGTCAGCAAGTTGCCCGAGCTGTCGTAGGTGGCAGCCCAGCCCGAGGACTGACCTTCGATAGCGCTCATCATGTCGCCAGCAACGGCGCCGGCCATGTTGTTGACGGCCGGGCGGATGTAGCGCCGGGTGAAGTCGTCAATCACCATCGTCAGATCGGCAGAGCTGAACGAGAACGACTCGTTCTTCTGCGTCGCGACCGTCAGGGTGGTGTAGCTTTCCACGACATCCTGAACGGTGGTCGTCGGGCCGGTCTGCACGATGAAGTCCACCGGCTTGCGGATGCGGATTTGCGTGCCAGCCTTCGCGCCCGTGCGCGCGAACTCGTTCACATACTCCTGAGTGACGCTGCGAACGAAGGCGTTGCTGTTTTTCCAAAGCTCGATCGCGGTCAACGCGATCTTAACTGGCGTAATTAGGTTATTCGCCATAGCGAATAGGTCTCCTGAAATATAATCACGCGCTCCAAGAGCGTGATCGTGCTGTCTGATTGCCCCTCACAATTCAGTTCTTGGGGCAGTTTCAGGAAATGGAAGAAAAGCCGTGTAGAATCCGCATCCAATTCCGAAATAGGCACGCCGCAGTGCTATTCCCCGCACAGAAGGGTTGGCTTTAAGCCCGTCGCATCCGCAAAATCCCGGCGGAAGTCGGGTTTAGTTACTACTGGCCGCAGTCCGCTCCGAAAAGTAGCGAGACTCGAAAGGAATGCCTTCAAACGGCTGGTAACTTACCGTGGCACCATTCAGCTTAGCCTTGGCGGCAGTGCTTTCATCCACATTGCACTGGAACGTCTTATCTTCACGGAGGCTATAGACGATAACGTATGGCATTACGCTGCTTACCGCCTAGCAACACGCTTAGCTACCCATGCCATATAGGCTTTCGGGTTCTCGGCCGGGTCCGGCTCTGCGTTTTCGTCAACCTCATTGCCAGGAGCAATGGGCGAGATGGGAGATGGCGCCCGCGAAACTGCCTTGGGCGGCGGAGGAGCCGTTAGCTTGGCCTCCAGCTTCGCCAACGCAATTGCTTGTTTGGCCGGCGGCAGGCCGATGATGTGAATGGCCTCGCCGGGGTCTTTGCCGAGCGCGTAGAACACGTCCGCGCCGTGCTCAAGCGCCGTCACCGCCTCTAGGAACGGCTTCGGCGCACCGCCGATGAGCGTGAAGCCCTTCACCGCGTCGTCAAAGTCCGTGAACTTGGACTTGCCCGCGCTATAGGTGTTGTTGCACGCCTCATCGAACTGTCGGCGCTCCACCTCCGCCGCAACCCGCGCTTCCATATCGTTCTGCGGCACTGCGGCGGTCTGCTGAGCGGGCGTAGCTGTTGGCTGGGCCGGCTGCGCCTGTGCCCGCGTCAACGCCTCTAGCCGCTCCTCCAGAGCCCGCGCGCGCTCAGCTTCGGCGGCGTGCTTGGCCGTGAGAGCCCGGATGCGCTGCTCGCGCCAATCCTCCTTCGGGGGCGCCTCTGTGGCGGCTGGTGTTGGCTCCTGTTGCTCTGGCGCGGCCGGCGCCTCGGTGGCCTGTACGCCCTCCGCAGGGGCGGTATTCGTGGTGTCGGTGGGCTCGGTCGCCGGAGCCTCGGTCGTCTCGCTCATGGTGTTCCTTGGGTTGTAGCCGCCGCAGGAATTACGGTCCCTGGTAGCCCGTTCCGTCAGTTGGCCTTCAATGGGTTTCCCGACGCGAAATATTTGCACCATCCATCGCTATTGACGGTGCCAATAACCACTTCGCAATCGTGCGGCGGGCCGAAATGCCGACATATGCCGCAATGCGCCGATTTCATGCCCTTGCCGTACTCTGCCTCCAGTTTGGAGACTTGGTGAGCCGGCGGCTTCATCCGCAGTAGCCCATAAGATGTTGGTCATCATCTTCGGCTACCGTAGTCCGCAGCGGATGCCCTGCCGCTTCGCAAAGCGCCTCCCATATACGCCGCTTCTCGGCGTCGATCTGCTCATTCTCCTGCGTATTCAGATCGCCCACACACGCGATGCCCTGAGTGCTGGGCTCGGGCAGTCGGTTGCCGCTATCGTCCATGCGCACATGACCAGGCCACGAAGGCTGCCGAGCCACCACGTTGCACCACAGCCGCTCGCACTTCTCGCACTTCCAGCCCTCGGCTGTATGCACGAACGAGTGGCCGGCAAGCTTTGGAGCGTCGCTCACTGCACCGTCTGCCCGGCCGGTTCTTGCGGCTCTGGCTGCATGTCCTGTTCCGCCGCTGCGTGCTTCGCCATCAGCGGCACGATAGGCGTCTGCAACGCCTGCGAGACCAGCTCGCGAATAATCGGCTTCATGGCCTCGGGATCAACGCTGGAAACGGCCTGCATCCGCGCCGTTTCGGCCTGATACTCCTTCATGCGCTGGTCAAAGTCGCGCGCCTTTGCGTCCGCTTCCATCTGCATGAACTTGAGCCGCAACTCCATATCCTTGCGCGCCTGCTCGTGCTGCTGGTCCGTCAGTTGCTGCTTGAGCTGCGCAACCGTCTGCCCGGCTTGCTGTATCGTGGTCGTCGCCGCCTGGTGCATCTGCGCCATCTGCTGCTGCATCGCGGCAACTTCCGGCGGCGGCCCGTTCGCATCCTTAACCTGTGGAGGCAGCATCTGCTTGAAGCGCTCTTCCAACTCGTCGCTATACGGGAAGTCGCTCACCTTCCACATGATGTCGCCCGCGAAGCTCATGAACTGCGGGTTGTGCGCCATGATCTGCGAAATGGCGTTGAACGCTTCCTGCCGGCGCGTGGCGAACGCGGGGCCAATGTCGCTCACCACCTGATACTGCCCGACACCGGGATTGAAGATCGCCGTCACGTCCGCTTCGCTGATGTCGTTGGCGTCAACCTCCTGGTGCGCCTGCGGTGCATTCGGGTCGAGAATGACGTGGCTCTCGCTGCCGTCTTCGCCCACAATCCGCATGATGCGCTTGGTGTCGTAGATTTTCGGCGCTAGATCGACGATCATCCGACCGAGATAGCGCACGCCTTGGGCTAGGTGATCGACGTAATGATACGTCGCGTTGTCCGCCTGCCGCTGCCGGGCATTGATCGCCACGCCGCTGCGCTCGTTGCTCGGGGCGCCCATCTCTGCCTGATACTGGCCGCTGGTGAGCATCAACGCGTTGGCCGCCATCTCCAACCCCTGGAGAAACGCTGGCGCCATCGTGGGAGGATTCACGCGCTCCGGCTTGGGCAGCGCAACGCCGTCTTTGACCCCGTTGTATGGCAGATACGGCCGGTTATCGAGGTTCGCGTGCTCCCAATAGGTCTCGTAGTTCTCGATAGACTCGATGTTCACGAGCCAAGGCGTTTTCGTCTGCAACGCTACCTGCTCGACAGCCGCCGAGAAGTAGTAGTCGTATATCCGCTGCGCATCCTTGCTGGAGCGCGTATGTCCCTTGCGATCGAGCTTGCCGTCAATCACGGTCTCTTCGCCAACCACACGGGCAATCGGGATATACGACCCAGCCCATTCGCCGCGCTCGATAATCTCACTGCCCGCGATCTTGAACCACTCGACCTTCGGATCGATGATCGGCCGCGTGCGTAACTCAAACGTGTCCAGCAACGCGGCCGCTTCCGGCTCCAGCTCACTCCGACGAATCGTGCCGCCGTTCGGCATCTCGGGAAATAACCCCGGCGGCACTTCCATCAGCGTATCGGTCTGTTTCAGCGAACGCCGGAAATACTCGGCAACGCGCACGTTCTCGCGGTTGCCCCAATCGTCGTTGCCGTCTAGCGCCTCTTTGGCAACCTTACCCTTGAACTTCGGATACTTCTCGTCAAACGTCTCCGGCTTCATGTTCTCGAACACGAAGGCATACGTTGCGTCGGAGCCATCGTAACGCTGAATGTCAGGATCGAGATACACCGACAGCGGATCGGCTACGCGCCGAATGTAAATTTCCTGGTCAAACGATGATGTGTCGTTCTGCGGAACTTCGGCGTGCAGTCGGATGTAGCCAATGCCGCCGTAGACCTGGTGATACGTCGCGGTGTCGTACGCCGTCTGCGCATCGCTGATGTATTCGATATGGCGAACGATGCCTTCGAACACCTTGGCAGCCGCACGCGAGGCGCCATCAGCAACCGGCTGAATGCGAATCTGCGGCTTGTTCTGCCGCGCGTCGTTGACGATCTGGAGGTTCTGCTCGCGAACCTTGTTCAGCGTGAGGCTTGGTGTGCCGTTACGAGAGCGCTGGTCAGCATAGCCCGCGTTCCATTGCCAACCGTTGTCCGGGTCGCCCTCCGCGAACTTCATGTCGTCTTTGTAGTGCGCGCGAGCTTCGGCTTCCCACTCCTCGCACTTTTTGAAGCGTCGCTTAGCCTCCTCGATGATTTTGCTGTCGCCCTTCTGGCGCATTTATCTGCCCATCCAGGCTTGCGGACCCGGCCTAAGCGTCGGGACCGCAGCAACCTTCGGCTTCGGCTTGACTGTCTTCGCGAACCGCAGCGACATAAGGCCGTAGCGTGAAGCGCTCATCAGATCGTCAAACTCTTTCACAACGCGACCGTCCTTGCGGTGATACAGCCGCTTCTCTTCAAACCATTCCGTGAGATGGCTAAACACATGCCACCGTCCGGTTTCCATGCGCTCCAGCATATCCATCAAGCCGGCCTCTACGCCCGATCCGCGCTCATTCTCGTATTGAGCCCGCTCGGGAAGCATCTTCAGTCCTAGCTTGCGGTATTGAGCAGCCAACTGCTCCCCGCTGGCTTTATCGTGCTGCAATCCGTCATGCGGCCAAGCCCAAGGCATCTCCTCGCCCCATGCCTTCAGCGCCGCTACATGAATTGCTGGAACCGCCTCGCGCATCTTGTAAGCGTGCGTCACGTATACCGCGTCGGCATCACGATCCCATGCCAGCCGCACGGCAGCCGTAGGATGGTCCCAGCCAAAGTCTAGAGCGCCAATGACGGTCCAGTGCGGCGGTATCGGGAATGCTTCAATCGAAATTGACTCATCCGTGACAGGGAAGATGACGCCCGATCCGAGCGAGGGCGTGCCGTTGATGCGAGCCTCGCGCTCATGCGCCGGATGGCTGTTGATGATGCGAGCGCGCTCTTCAGGAGCGATATGCTCGGCATCATCGATCGTCATATTCGTATCCGAGCGGTCCTCCGAATCCTCCATCAGAAACCGCCGCACCACGCTAGACATGCCGAGCAGCGGCGTGAATGTTGTCCACGCAATGCCGCCCGTGGCGTTCGTGCGCGTCAGGCCCTCGGTGTAAATGTCCTCCGGAGGCTCTTCATCGAACCAAACCCAATCGAGCGTTTCGCCCTGCCACTTCTGCCGGCCCTGCTCGAAATATTTCAGCCTAATGCGGCTGGTACCGCCGTTGACGTGACTTATGAGAATCGTATCCATCAAATCGGCAACGCCACGGGCTGCCGTCGTATCCTCGATGCACCGCGCCGGGATCAGGCCCGTTCCCCTGCTTTCGAGCGGGCCAATCAAAAGGCGTTGGATCGTATCGCGCGTTACCTCGCTCGTCACGCCGCCGGCCCATCCCGTCGTCGGGCGATCCCAGCGCCGACCTTCCCACCAATCAGGATAGAGCCCGGTTGCATGGAAAGCGGCTTCGGCAGCGCCAGCGAACGACTTACCTAACTGGTTTCCAGCCCTCAGAAGCCTCTCGCGGAACTGTCCACCCTTGGCGTGAAAGAGGCTTTGCTTAGTGTATGGCCGGTACAGAGCTAGCTTGTTCTGCTGAACCCGCTTCTTCTGCTCCGTCTCCAGAGCCTTCAACACTTCCTGTAAGGGAAGCACGGATGAGGCTAATTGCGTTTGCAAGTTCGTCATCTGTCAAATCTTCGGCAGGCCGCTTAATCTCCACCTCTTTGGGCAACAGACCAGCAACCACCTTCATATACCCCACCGGATCGCGCTCACGGGCCGCGCTGATCGCGCCCTCGCCGTGCTCGTCGAAATCCTTCGCCAGCGCCTCGATAAAGCGCCGTGAGAGCTTGTCGCGTGTGCCCTTCGGCCTGCCGCCCTCGCCGGGCTTGAACTGCGTCGCAACACGCGCTGCGGCGAGACCTGCGGGAACTTCGTGAGTGCCCTTTTTCATCCAACCCACCACGCCATCAAACCAATAATCACAATCACACCGAACACGGTAACTACCGTGATCCACGTATCCGTTGCCGCCTGCCGCTTACGCCTGTTCTCCAATGCGTAGTCAGGCTTTTCGTATGGGAAATTCTCATCTTCCCATTTTCGCATTGCGCTTTTACGCCCCACATCACCACGAGCCAACGACGCAGAGAATTCCTCATGACCAGCAAATTGTTCGGCGGCCTTACACTGCTCCTGCAACTCACGCTGCGCCTCAACCATCGCCTTGCGCGTGGTCCCGCGTAGCTTGACGGGGGCAGCATCAGCAACCCCCGTCTTGACCGCTACAGCGCGCTTCGGAGTCCGCTTGCGTGGGGTAGGCTTGGGCACGTCGGCTGCCGTAGCCACCCTATCCATCGCAGACCGCAACGCAGGGTCTACGGGATAGATCGGCGGCTTGGCTTCCGACGCCTTCTTGCTTCGCGGTTTATTCGGAGCGCGCGACACTTAGCGATCAGCTGGTTGGGCCAGCCGGCGCGTTGGGGTCCGCTGGCGCCTGTGCGGGCGTCTGAGCCCCGCCGCCAGTCGTGTCGGCACCAGCACCGCCAGTCGTGTCAGCGCCGCTCGCACCACCGCCAGTCGTGTCCTGACCACCGGCAGCCGGGGTGTTCTGCACGATGGCGTCAACGGTGTCGTCGTTGGCCTTCAACGTGGCCTGCATGTCGGCAAGCGCGCTCAGCGTCGCTGGGTCAATACCCTGCTGGGAAAGCTGCTGGGTGAGGCTATCCACCTGCCCCTTCAGCGTGTCCATCGCAGCCTTGATCGAGCCAGTGAGGCTCGTGTTGCGAGCCAGTTCCGCCTGAAATGCGGTAAGATCGAGTGCCATTCGGATTAGCCTTCTCTCAATGATGTTGAGGGATCGGTTTAGTCGCGCGCCGCTGAAGTACAATCGGATACCTCCGCCAGTCGCCTCGTCAGATTCACACCAGCCGCAACCGCGTACGCCTGAACCGCCATCACGGCCTCTTCCTCCAGCACCGTAATGCCGTCCGTTGGCGCCTCCCCCTCGGCAACCGAGCGCATCACCGGGCTCTCTAGCAGCCCTAGCCAACACGCCAGCGCCGTGTGCAGTAGCTCGTGCTCACCGCACATGCGGCCGGTTTCGCTGCCGTATCCCAAACGCTCTGCCGTGGCGCGGTAGCTGTCCGTATCGTGCGGCACAGCGGGGATTTGCTTGCCATCGTGGAGCGTGGTGCGAGCCGATGCGTCGTCAATCTCAACGCGGTTGTGGCTTATGAAAAGCGTCTTGGACAAGGAACACCGCGCAATCTGTAATACTCTTCCCGAATCCAGAATATCAGCATAAACATGGCGATACGCCACTTGCTCAAGCTCGCTTCGTATTCTTCCCTGCTCCGGCGCTCTTCAGCCTCCGCGTGCCTCCGCTCAGCCTCTGCAATTTCCAATGCGCGCCTTCTCGCTCGCTCGGACTCATATTCCAGCCGTTGCTCGTCAGTCATATTAGCCAGAATTGAGGCCACCGCGCACTCGGCAACGGCGGCTATAGCCCAACACACGTCTAAACCGTCCTCACCGCACCACGCGATCAATCGTCATTATGCGACAGTTCCAGAATCTTACGTGCCGAAGTGAGCTGACGCTCTAGACTGGCTACGATATCGTCAATATCCGCTTGCGGCATTCCAGCAAGCCCGCCCTCGGCAATGCCGGCCAACTGAGCCTCAAGGATGCGGACGTTTTCAGCCGGCCAGTCCTCAACGAGGTTGGGATCGGTTGCTTCCATCGAGCCGCCGGATACGAGAGTAAGGTCAACCACTTTCACAACGCCCTCATCATCTGCTCGACCATAGGCCGGATGAATTTCTCTTCCAGCCATTCAGCGCTGCTAGCCCGATCTGCTCTGCTCATTACGGCGTGGACCGCGAAACCGCGATGCGTGAGGACAATCTCATCATCAATATGCTCTGGTGCATCCCGCAGCGTAGAGAACTGCATGACGTTGTAGAACATGGGCCGCGTTTCTGCCTCGCATTTCGAGCCCAAGATAGCGGAGGCAATCGCAGCCAACTGCTCATCCGGCACGCCGGCCAATCCAGTCTTGCGTCCATGAACCTCGCCGCGCGGGAGAACGATCACAACGCCCTCACCGCACCACGCGGAACCTCAGTCGGCACGTCACGATCAAACATCCGCAGCAGCACCCACACGCGATCCCGCTCGGCCATATGGACCAGCGTATCGAGGTCCGTGCCGTTCACTGTCACACGCACCCGCTGACCTGGCACGAGTGGTGCGAACTGCGGAGCGGCACCCGGATCAATCGCACCATCGCCAGCACGCCCTTGAGCCATCAGCGCCTCAACTACACCGATAGGGACCGGCAGAGGGCGCAATTCCGTACTGCACATAAGCCGCTTCACCCCCTGAGTGCGCCCGATAGATGCCCAACTCGGGTCGGTCAGGTCCAGCGACACAAACAGATAACCGGGGAAGAACGGGCGGATAACCGGTTCCGCAAGCCGTTGGCCATTGGTGAAAACGGGCCGACCATGCCGCATTTTCTGCCGATACGTCACGATCGTCGGAAGGTGCCGGCGGAACTTGCCCAGCGCTGCCCATACTTGGAACTCGGCCTGCGGATAGGTGGAAATGACGAACCAGCGGGAGTCAACGCTACGCGACGCATGGTCGTTATCCATGCTGCGGGCGCAATAGGTCATTGGCAGCGTGACCCCTGGTCCGTATCCCGGTTCATATTGCAATTGGGCGTGCGTTGTCAAGTGTTATCACCACCAAGCTGCGCAGATTCCATTTCACCGACTAGATCAAGCACGACTCCAGGCGGAACTCCACATCCCAGCAATTCTTTGGCCTTAGCCAATATGTGGTATGAGCGAAAAAGGGACTCATGGAACTTGCTTGGCCCCAAAGGAAACGCATTGGCGTCTACGCATGTCGGCATGGCGCAAATATCTAGAATCTTCACTTCCACCCTCCCCAACGGAATGTGCGCCATTTGCTACGCCCATCATCCGCATTCTTGTTCTGTAGCTTCTCTATTGCTAATTCCAAGTCCGCAACACGATCAGATAGATTGCGGATACGCTTGTCCCAGCTAAGCGGGTCGGGCCATGACCCTTCGGGCGCGGAAAAGTCGTCGATTGGGCGAGTTATGCTCACGACACCTTCTCCTTAGGCTCGGGCGCCGGTCGTTTCCCACCGCAGAACGGGCATAGCTCGCTCGTGGGATACGCCATGCCGCCGCATTCGCAGCATTGCCAGCGGGGGTCTGTCATCGGTTTAGGAGCTTTCCCAGATTCTTGGCTATAATTGCCTGCTGCGCGCTGTTGATCAGCGGCTCGGTAGGATGGAGATTGAGTAAATGTCGAAGGTAGATGTTTTCTTGCCGGAGCCTCTTTGTCTCTTCCGGTTCCAATAGCGACATCTCCTGACCGCACAGTTCGCATTTAGCTAGCATCACGCCGCCCTCCTCTGCACACGCCGCGCCAGCTTGGCGTATAGCGTGAAGCAGTCCGCTGGCTTGCCAGGCGTGCGCCCCTGCACCGCGTAGATGCTGCCCGCCTCCACGCGCTCCCAGAACCACGTGAGCGCCATGCGGGACCAGCCAGCGGACCACACCCAATCGCCGCGCTCGCCCTCCGCCACGATCTGCCAGTCTCCGTCCAGCTCGCCGCCGGGCATGAGACGGCGGCCGGTTGCGATGGGGGTCATTCGGCAGCCTCCGCAAATGCCCCGGCATCGCGCGGAACCCATTTCTGGATGCGGATGCCCTTGTCCGTGTCGGAAATCGTGAGACCCGCGAGAGCGTGCATGGAGCGGCCGTACAGCCGCCTTTCGCCCGACCCGCTACTCACCCCCTCCCAAGGCCCGTCAGGGGCGCCAGCGGAAATCAGCGAGCGGGAAATCGCCATAGTCACGCCATGCCTGCCGGAGACCTTGAACGGAATGCCGTTGAACTCGGTCTCCGCCACGTCAAAGCCGTCCGAACGCTGGGACAAACGGAAATGATACATTATAACATCACACCCAAGTTGGTTTCCCCGTAAGCTGGTCGATCCCGCCGTATCCAGGCCATGCCGCAACGGCGCGTTTTAAAGGGTGCTGGGCGGGCTCTGCGTTCTGCCCCACCAACGCAACCGCCTGAGTGGCCGCAGCCGCCAGAGCGGCCCTCGAAGCGGCTAATTCGGCCTCTAGAGCGGCGATGCGCTGCGCCTCTGGCGTTGGAGCCGAACGAGGCACTGCGATGAAGGGCAATTCGCGGAACTGAGCCTTCTTCGCCCATTCTTCCGGAGTGGCCGGAATTTCCGGGATGAGCGCGGCAATCTTCTGCGCATCCCGCGCCAAATGCGCCTCGATCTTCGCCGCAGCTTCGGCCATAGCCGGCGGTTCCAGCGGAGCGCTGAACACTCGCCCGAAAGCCTCTTGCTGTGCCGTGTTCATGGCCGTGCCGATCGCGCCCATCTGCTGCGCCAGCCCCTGGAACGCATTGGCGCAATCCTGAGCCGCCTGGTCATCGCTCGGCATCCCGCCGATGAACGGATTGATGGCGCTGAACCACTTGGCCGCGAAATCCTCCACGCCCTCGGGGCTGAACCCCTGAATGCGCATCTGCTCCCTCTCCGCGTCGTCCTTCGCCTTCATCCCCGCCATTGCCATGCTTCCGATGTAGGTCATTTCACACTCCCGCTTTGGTTGCACTGATTTGGATTTGGTCCCCAAGGGGGAGGAGCGCCCCAAGCGCTCTCTCTCCCCCGAAGGGGATAGGGGGGTATGGGGGGCGACTTCCGCAAGAACCTCCGCAGAGAACTCCGCCTAACAAATCAATGGTTTGCGGGATTACGAATGCGAAACTTGCGGAACTAGCAACCTCCGCACCTCCGCACCTCCGCAAGACACTGAGATTACTCGCAGAAACGGCACTGACTATCATATTGGAAGTTCCGCTGCGGAAGTCTGCGGAGGTCATGAATTCGGAACCTCCGCAAGCTCCGCATCACCAACCGGCGGTTGTAGATGGCGGACTACCTTGAGCCCGAAGACTTTACGGTGGGCATCGAAAACAGCCGATTTCAGGTAGCCACCGGCAAGCCACTCATCGATAAATTTGGCTACCACGCGCTCTTGGATGCCGAGATGGACCTGTGCCCAGAGAGGTAGATAACGGCCGATTCGCTTCGTCTGCGGGGAGTTGGACCAGGGCTCACCAGCATGCCAGCCCCTTACAATCTCTGCGAATATGACCTGAATATCATTCCACTGGATGGCCGGAAGACGTGCGGCCGATGTCTTCGGCATGAAACATCCGTCGCGCCATTCCAGACTCAACTCCGCATTAGCGGGGGCATAATTGGCCTTCATTCGCGAAAGGACACGCCCGTCCGGCTGCTCTTTCTGAGCCTGTAGGTAAAGGCGAGAACGGAATGTATTTGACCATGCTGTGGAGCCGCCAGTACCCGACCCAGAAGATATACCAGCCGCAGAAGGATGGGCGCATATGACAACAGCGCATTCGTATTCTCGTGCTAAATTGCCGCATATCCCCTGTATGAAAAGCCTAGCGTGAGCCCTTTTGATTTCATCTCCTCCGAACGTATCAGCTAGAGTGTCTATAACGACCAACTTCGGCCGATAGTCCGAAAGATATTTCGCAAGGTTCCTAAAGAGTTCTGTCGGATTGCCACGATTGCGTTCGTCAAATGTCATTAATAAGTTGTCTGCACCTACCCTACTAGAATATCTTAGATTCTCCAGGTGACGCATTTGTAGGCCATAGGCTCCGTTTATGGACTCCTGCCTGCGATGCAATTCATCCGGATCGTCTTCACACATGAAGCCGAAAGACTTTCCGCCCTTCACGTCCATTCCCAGCCAAGGAAGAGCGCAAGCGACGCTGGTCATGAGCTGCTGCGCCAACAGGGATTTTCCTAGGCCACCATCGCCGTACAGCCCCGTCACGTAGCCAATTGGTATCCAGTCCTGTACGAGCCACTGACGCAGCGGAGCCGGCGCCGTCCAGTCGCGCGGGTCGATGACCGAACTCGTTTTGGCTTCTGCGGAGGTCGCGGAGGTCTGCGGAGGTTCGTCGATTTCACCACTTACGCCGTCTTCAAACCGCCGCTCCAGCGATTCCCACCAACCTGGATCGGTTGTTTCGGGGTCCGGGGTAGGATCGTCGGCAACCGCAGGCTCGGCCTCGCGAGCTAGGTGGAAGAGTGTTCCGGCGCCGATCCTGCTGGGTGGAGAGATGGCATAATGGTTCCAGCGCTCGTCCGCTGCCGCTGGATCATAGGCCGGGTTCTGCTGGGACCACGCATGCCAGGCTGCCCGCCCTGCGGCAGACCCGCCGGTGGCAGCCCACGCCGCCATGCCGATACGATTCCAGTATTCCCAATCTGGAGGGCCATTGTTCGGGATGGCGACGAGCGCCGCGACGACCTGTAAAGGATCGGCTCCAAGCCCGCGTGGAGAGGCTACGGCGCCAGCGGCGGCTGGTCCCGGCGCCTTGGCGCCCAAGACGCGCGAGGCGTCCTCTAGGAACGCCTGAACGTCCGCCTCGGATATCGCCGGTAGTGTATCAGCGGAGGCTTCTCCGGGCGCCTCTGGCATCCATTGGAGCGGTGCTCCGGTTTTATGTGTCCCGAACGCTACGAATTGCTGACCGGCCCCGAGAATTTCGACCTTTCCGAGTGTGGACGTGATCAGAAGCTTTGGCGGCTGCCCGGTTTCGGCGCGATAAAGAAGTAGCACGCGCGGTGAATTGTCCCGGTAGCGCATGGGTGCTTCACCGAATCGGCTAAGCGCCATCGATTTTACTGTATGGGCGAGCGTCGGATTGTCGATATCAATGTCGATAGCCCGCAAGCCATCGGAGAGTATGCCAGTGTTAACGGCATTGGGATCGACGCTCGCTGTTGTTGCCTCTGGCGGGTCGCGTAGAGCACGCTCGCGCCACGCGTTGCCTTTCGGCTGTTTCCCGCGATTGTCCGGACTTATCCATTCCAAGTCCCAATTATAGATTGCGACTGGTCGAAAGCCCGCGTCCCACAGCCTAGCCCTTAGGGAACTGACATAATTTGGGACGGCCTCGTGAGGCGTTCCATTCGATCCGGTTGCAGACATCATACGCGCGCCCCGGCAATAGCCGAGTAGAGGCAAGCCATCTCGCCAATCTCGTTCCAGCCAAGATGCTCAGGTCCGGTCTGGATTACGACTTCGGCGCGTATGCGCTGCTCCATCAATAGGAACTCATCGAATTCCTGCCGCAGAACATAGGCGCGTTCCCACGCGCGCTGCCGCACTTCGTATGGCGGTTCAACGATCACAACGGCGCCCGCAACGGAATGCCCGAGCTGCACCGCCAGCAAATTCCGTCTTTCGACGCGAAACAACGTAGCCCTACGGGACCGCTGCACTTGCTGCATGGCGCGGTTACGTCGTGAGTGCATTCGTGGCCTGGAGGCCACCACATGCCACACTGGAGGCATAGGGCGTCTGCGGGATCGTCGCGGCGCTGGATCACACCCCACGCCCCCTGTTGCGCTCCGCAAGCACCAGGCGGTATTCGCGAACGATGGCCTCCATCACGTCAAAGGGCCATGCGATCACGCACAGAGGATTCGTCGTTCGGCATAACGATAGGAGCGCTGGAAACCGCCGCACGGCTTCGTCCAGCGCCGCTGTGTCGATGGCGCTCAAAACGCGATCCTCTTCCGCAATGCCTCGGTGCGACGAATGCGGCTAGCACTCGGCTTGGCGACGCGTGGCTTGCCGGCCTTGCGGGGCATCTCCAGACGCTGTTGCAGCCTTTCGGTGATGCCGCCTGCCGTGGCGCGTAGGGCCAGCCCATAGCTGCGTAGAATGGCCTCTACGTCATCGATGGAGCGCGCTACGTGCCAGTCGTCGCCATTGCCCGTCAGCATATCGCGAACGCTTTCCTGCGTATCCTGGAGGCGCCATTTCTCGGTCTTAAGCTCGATCCATACCGTGCGTCGGTCGAACTTGAACATAAGATCGGGCAACCCCGGCTTTACGCCACGCGCCTTCTTGTCCTGCCCCTCAGTCGCGCTACGTGTCGCGTGATCGATCGCGGTAAACCAGACATCGGGCGGCAGCGCGTGATTGAGGAACTTCGCACACGCCTTTTGCAGCATGTGCTCTGGCGCGTAACGACTCACGCGACCGCGCGCTCTAACGCGGCAACACCGAGCGGCATATCCCCAAGCACACCCAACGCCGCCATCATGCTCTCAGCAATCTGCTCGGCAGTCTCGCGCTTGCGTTTTTTGTCGTCGGCCTCCATCGCCCGCTTCACGACCAAGCGAAACGCCGGCAGATCGTAGCCTGCCGATGCAACCTCCTTGTGAAGTTCGCGAATGTCTTCGCTTCGCTCCTTGCGCTCCGTCTCTAGCCTCACGTTGCGCTCCAAAAGCGATGCCAGGCGTTCGTCGCGGTTCATGCCGCATCCTCCAATTGTCGTTTCGCCACGAATGGCCGAAAGGCACGTGAGAGATGATCCGTGCAGTAGCTCTCGCCTAGTTCACGCTTGGCGGCGCACACCATCCACGGCCCGCCATCGTTCACGAGCCAACGGCAACCGTCCGCCGGCCGCTCGTCGTTGCGGATGGCCTCACAAAGCAGATCGAACGCATGGACGGGAAACGTCGGCGGCTTGGGCACGCCGTCGTTGACCATGAATGGTTTCATCGGAACAACCGCTTGCGATGATTGACCCGGAGGAATGCCGTTCGCCTGTTCAGCGGCGGCAGAGAATGCCTCCTGCCGAGCCTGAGCAGCCCTCCGGATGGAAGCAGCATGATTGATGCGATGCTTCGCCCGAGCCTTAGCCGCGCTTTTGATTGAGCCCTGCATTTGCAAGCGACGGGCGGTATCCTCGCTTAGCAGGAGGTCCATCCGATATCTCTTGCGCTGCACAGACACGCGAGACCGGTCAGTGAGGCGCGCCGCGATTTGATCGTCGTCTAGGCCAGACTCGACGCCATCTCGGATGATCTCGCTTTCCTCGTCGGTAAACGGGCGACCGCAAGCGACTGGATTTGGTCTGTGCACAAGACCAATGCGCCGCACCTTGCCGATCACCGCATTCTTGGACTTCTTGATGCGCCTCCCGATCTCGGCAGCAGAATGACCCTCGTTCCAAAGCTGCCGAAGCCGGACAATGTCTTCTTCTGACCATTCTTCGCCGCGCATCGTTATGCGGCCTCCTCAAAAGAGGCGACCCCGATGGGTTCGTAAGCATCGGAGTCGCCAGTTTCGGGAGGGAAAACGTCAGGCACGGACGCAGCGACTACCGCTGCGTTGTTGGACGGGTGTCCAACCTCGGGGGCCACTTTCGCAGCCGATCTGGATTTCCGCCAAACGATGTCGTAATCGCGAAGAATACGGCGCAGCGTGGATACGGTGATGCCAAGCGTGTCGGCGGTCGCTTGCATACCGACAGGTCCGGCGTTGTTCTCGTGTATGATGGCAAGCATCCTCTCGTCGGGTCGGATAAGCCTGTCAGACGATTGCCAATACTGGCGGGCCGCATCGCTCAGCTTCTCGCGCCAGCGATCGTCTATGCTCCTCCGGCGGTTGATGCGATCTATGTGCTTGCGCAAAGCTGGGTTGGTTAGCTTGCCATTCTCATCGCGAGGCTCCCGGCTCCAACGAGCCTTAGCTGCCGCTGAAAGCTTCGGAGTCATCGCCTTACGGAATTCCGCATTTTCCCATCGCTTAGACGACGCGCTGCCAATTGCTGCCTTGGTCACTGCCGATCGCTTCGTGCCTTTAGGACACCCAGCCATCACGCTAGACCCTCTTCGCCCAGCGATCCCGGCAATCCATTGCCCACGTGGCAAACCGCGTGGACCTGCGCCCGACAGCCTGGAAAGCCCCGGTCAAAACCAAGGCAACCGTTGATTTGATACATTGGAACACCGCCCCTCCAATTGCTTTATTTGTTCCCGGATTTCGGACGCCTCGGCATTCAGCCTTGCGAGACGTTCCACTCTCTTGCGCTGCACTTGCAGGTATTCCCACGCAAGCGGCGCTTTGACTTCATCGTGGTAGATTGCGCGCACACGGCGTGGCGTTAGCCCGTAGTGCCGAGCGACTTCATAGATTGCATTCACTATGCCTCGGTTGCTGCACGCGCGAATGTCGTCAACAACCCACCCACGCAACTGTTGCGCGACCTCAACAGCGGGCGCCATTTTTCGTGCTTTCTGAGGGTTTTGTGACATTGTAAGTGCCGTGATGGCGAAACAAACCAATGCCGGTTGTGAAGAGAAGCGCCGGGCTTTCACCGGCTCCGGGCAGTGCCCTGGAAACGCTTACGCCGCTGCGGCAACCGCCTTCGGCTTGCGTGGCCCGCGCGGCGTGGAAATCGAGTTCTCCACGGTCGCATCCGACAGGCCGGCCAGCAGAAGCTTCTGCTTCACGTCGTCTGCGACAGGTTCCAGAGCACTCAGCGAGCGCGCCTCGGCAAAAGAGCCTTCCGGCAACGTGCCACGGATCGTCAACGTAAATACGCGAGACATTTGGTTTCCTTGTGTTGCAAATGGGAAGGGAGCGCAGTCCCCGTGTCCTCTGACGGATTCGGCCGGGACTACGCTCCCCCTGCCGCGCGTTCTCAGTGCGAGCGGAGCCACGCGCGGCAATCACCCGCCGCCCCGATTCAAAAGGGTGCGGGTTAGGCATCAGGCATCACCGTCCGATGGCGTCCACACGTCGGGGCGCAGCTCGTGAAGCGGGATGCCGCTTATCTTGGATACTTCGCGGGCGCGGTTGACCGGGATGGCCCGGCGACGCCATTGCGAAACGGCTGTCTTGTTGACCCCAAGGCGCCGAGCCAGCTCAGCCCCACTGCCTACGGCGGCAATGACGGCATCGAGCGGAGTCCGTTGCGGTTGAGTGAAGCATCCCATACGTGTCAGTATAGCGAGGCTTCACCGTTAGGCAAGCACATTATTTTACCGCGTGCAGCGGCGCTTACCCCTACCGTGCTGCCCGTGCAAACCGCTATTTTGACGCAAGCCGACCACCAGAGGGCATCTGGCGAGCGGTTGCGGCGGCTCATCAAGCTACTCGGAATGAGCTATGTTGAGGCTGCCGAGCCTATGAACGTGTCAAAGCACGTCCTGAACCATTGGATGCAGGGCAATCACCCGATCCAACCTTATCCCCTGTACCGGTTATGCCGCACCAAGGGGGCTAACTTTGACTATGTATTTTTGGGGGACTGGTCGGCTCTGCCGCATAGGATGGCGCGAGAATTGGAGGCCGAACTTCTACCATCTCTGGATGCTGCTGAGGCTTCGGCTCGCAAGGGTGTCTAGAGCGGCAGGGACGGCAACTCGGCATAACTTCTCGGCTCCCGCGCAACCAGCGCTGTAAGGAACCATACAACCGTCGTTCGGGATACGAATAGGAAAGATTTACTCCACACTCGTATTATCTAACTCATTGAAAATTCGCAAAAGTCTTCTCTTTAGGTCAGGGATATTGGCCTTAAACCATCGAATGGACCGCTCGGTCGGCCATACCGCCGTTGCCCTCCGATCCTCGGGATGGGGTTGCAGAACCAAAACTTTCCGGCCTTCCAGGCGTCCGATTTCGGTCCTGATGGCCGGCGGACTCGCGAATCTCGCGCACAATCTCTGATAGTCAGACACGCGCAGAACTTGGTTGCCCGCGAAGGCCAGCATCATTTGGCGGATGATGCATTCACGAAGCTGGGAACCCTTATGCGGGGCGCCTAGAATTTCCGCTAGGGCTCTTTCGCGCATGATCGCGAAGTCGCGGAATCTGCTGATATCGAAGTATATTTCTGACGGCAGGCTACTGAGTTCGGCCGGCTTACCGTCAGACGCAGACGACGGCTTCCTTCCCCTGTCCGAGAAACGCGCGAGGGCCACGCTATATTCCTCCCCATGCGGAATTTATCTCGTACCGTGGCGAACCTTAATAAAAGGTAACGCG